AAATTGTATTATAATGATTTAAAACATATGGAAGAAGTTTTTCTTCATTATAGCAATATAAATAGGTATGTAAAATGTCCATAAAAATAATTCTCCTTTATTTCAAACAAATAATTTTAAATCTTTTAAATAGGTATCTTCTTCAACACAATCTTTATCTATCCCATAAAATTGGGATATGTCACGAATATCCTCGCAATCTGCCCGACCTTTTTGTATTTTTTCTTTAAACTCTTCTAGAGATCTATTTACATAATGATTTATTTGAATAAGAGAGGAACTGTGCGCGTTAAACGGACCACGAGTTTCTTTTCCGTTCTCATCTACACTCCAAAACCCTCCAATAAAATTTCCAAAATGAGGATTAGCAAAGGATATTGTATATTCAGGTCTTGTTATTACTTTACAATGTTTATCTTTAAAACATTTGGTATAAGATCTGATTTGAGATTTTTGCCTAGTTAAATGTCCGTTAGATCCAAAAACTTTCCAATTAATAGATAATCCAGCAATATATTCCTTTTCATAATTTTTTAAAAACTCTACCAAATTATTCGTTGATTTAGGAACAATAAATTCATCTGCATCAATAAACCCTATCCATTTAAATTCTTTTCTATTATTGTCTAAACAGTTGTTGTAGGCTGGAAGTTGTGGCCTATTTGTTCCAGGCCAATTATAAACTGTAATATTATCTTGATTTCCTAAAAAATCTTTTATAGATTCTTTAGAGTTATTATCGTAAAGAAAAATATGTTGAACCCCAATAGCTAAATGATGGTCTATCCATTCATTTAAATATGGATTTTCGTCTTTTGCAATACAACATATTGCTAAATCTTTCATCGCTTTTTTATTCCGACTTGATATTCTTTGAATAATAAATCATAGCTATTTATAAAAATATTCAGAAATGCATCTATTCCTGGTTTTGGGCCATATAAATCTTGCTTATACCATTCATAATCATCACAAATAATTATACCATTGTGTTTTAAAATTCTAAAAGATAATATCAAATCTTCTAATGTATCCCAACTTGTGTGCGATCCATCTATATAAATAAAATCAAACGATCCATCAATTTTTCTTAATTCAATTTGTGAATATCCTTTTATTTTTATAATCTTATCTTTATACTTTTTAGTATTATAATCAAAATTTTCTTCTGAATTTTTAAATCCGTCAAAATCTATGAATGGGTCTATTACAAAATTAGGCCTGTCTCCAATCCATTTTTCAAAATTAATTATATCGGTGGTATAAAATTCAGGATGCGAGGTTTTGAACATTAAAGTTTATCCCCGTCCTCTAAAAGTTCATTGAACAGATCATCTACTACATTTTCTTCCCCAGAACTGAAATCTAAAGCCCCTTTAGAAGTATCTCCAATAATTTCTGACGACAACTCTTTTTTTCCACTTACACGATCGATCACCCGCATATCAATCGTTCCTTTATTAGCAAAATGTATTAATAGAATATGATTTTGTATCGATCCTATTCTTTGCGCTCTACCAATAATTTGAACAAGATCCCCATAAGACCACGGCGTGTCATAAAATAAAACTACAGAAGCAGCTTGTAGATTTAAAGACTCGGCCCCGGCCATAGTAATAAAAATGATCCGACATTCTGGATTATTCAAGAATTTTTTCTTAGCATTATCCCGCTCTTGAGCATCTAAAACATCTCCTGTAATTTTTGAATATTGAATATGTTTTCTATCACATATTATTTCAAGATTAGGTATCCCCCTTTTAAAACGACTAAATACAATTATCTTTTCTGTAAGAAGTTCTTCAGTTAGTAATCTTTCAAATTCTATTTCTTTACTGGACTCACCCGGTTCTCCTATAAGCCCAGGCCCATTAGAGATCATTTGACAATATGTTAAAGCAGCAAGTTTCCCATGCTTTTTAGATTCCCCAGTTAAAAGTTTTTCATATTTCTCTTTCATATCCTCATACTTTTCTAAAATCTTCGGGTCCCGGGTCCCGGCCCTGACCTTGTCCGAGATCTCGAAAAAGTCCCGTTTTACATTTTCTTCATAAATGATTCCTTGAACAGCTTTTTTATAAAGAGCTTTCTGATCGGGTTCCATTTCTAGAATTACTTTTTTAGATATAATCGGCGGGAGCTCGGATTCGACTTCTTCTTTTTTACGAACCAATATATAAGGATCTATAAGTTTTTTAAATTGTTCAAGGTTCTTATGCCCTAAATGACCCTTGGTCAAATCTATTTGTGGTATGTATCGATCTTGACCATTTATTTTTAATTTTAATAATTTCTGATGTGTATAGGTACGAAGAAAGTTTGTGATCTTCCCAAAAAGACCGGGGACTATAACTGAATATATTGACCAAACTTCTTCAAGACTATTTTTTATAATAGTAGCGGAAAGACCATAAACCCGGGACGCGGACTGGGCTAGTTCTTGGGCAGCAAAATAAGTTTGAGTTTTTCGTCCTTTAAAAGCCGTCGCTTCATCATAGATTACGGTATAATTAGCCCCCAAAGCTTTTTTCAAAAATATATAATCAGAACGTATTTGTGCATACCCAACGATTAATACATTTTCTTTAAAATCCTCATATTGTTTCTTTCTAGCATCTATCCCCGATAGACCGGCATATTCTAAAGTTAATACTCGTACAGAAATATTTTGCGTAAATTTATCAAACTCATCTGCCCATTGAAATAGGGCAGATTTGGGTGCCACAACCAATAATTTCATTGTTGGTTCTCTAGACAAAATCCAAGAATAGGCCCCTATAGCCATAGCCGTTTTACCTACTCCAGTAGCATCCCCGAGAACCATCCTATTCAAAAGAATCATATGTAAAGCTCCAATCACTTGATAGTAGCGGAGTTTAGTAGATTCTTTTAAATATGAATTAGGTTTAAAATCTGCCGTTTTAGATTTTCGAAGTTCAAGTAATTGTGGGTAAACGGAAGGAACTTGATCAAAAGGCATCGCTCTGCAATCCTATTTTATTTAGGGACAAAAACCTACCTTAATTATATTATATACCTAAAAAATAAAAAAATAAACTATTTTTAAGATTTAAGATTTTGAAGATTCGGAGTATGTTGTTCCGGAGCAGATAAAGGAGCCGTAGATTGATTAGTTGGAGCCATTTCCGGACCTTTAGATTCTGGAATCGGAGAACCACCGTGTTCTGGTTTTCCTGTCGTTTGAGGTTCCTTAGTAACGGGTTCCTTTTTAGCGGATTCCATTTCAGGATTTGCACCTAACTTTTTCCCTAATGGGCTAAGTATATCATTACTCTTACTGACTAGAACATAAAAATGTGTCCCGTCTTTATTTAAAGTCCCATTTTCATACGTATTTTTGAATTCTGTTGGGCTATAGGTTTTTACAGGTTTTTGCCCATTTATATATTCAACCATAGATTCAGGTTTATTAGGTTCCAAATCAGGTTTTTGTAACAGGTCCCGGAACTGGGCTTGAATAGATTGAACCGTTAAGGACTCTGGAAGGGGCTGTTTCGTAAGCTCATCGGTTGGTACACCTTTTTCATTTACCCGTTTGATTTGGGCATTTCCAGGCTGTACAGTGCCCCAAGCTTCCAATTTTTCATAAAACCTATACCATTGCTTTTTAACGGGATTTACATTCCCATCCGAAAGCAATAAAGAGTATTGATTCCATTGAAAATTAGCTTCATGGCTTTTATTCTTTTCTATAGTTAAAGTTTCGGTATTATTTTGATATGGGGCAAAAAAAGATATATCTATTTTTTCAAGTTTTAATTTATGCGTCTTTTGATCGATCGGATTCTTTCCATCAGGGGTCGGTTCTGGGACAGGGCCCGGGTCCGGGGCCTTGATCATTGGATCATCAGCTTTTTTAAATGTACCGGCTAAATATCTAATATATTCGTGTATCGATTCCATTTATTGTGGATCCACATTAGGGAGTAAAGGTCGACCTGGAAGAGCAAAATAATCCACGACATCATCAAGGGAATATGGATTTAAATAACACGTAGATCCTAAATTATCGTCTTCTGACCCTACCACAACCATATATAATTCCCCAGAATTATTTTTATTTATAATATAGGATTGATAAGTCTTTTGATATGGAGATGTGGTTGATAAGGATTCATAGGTCATTCCTAATCCACCTGGATTTATTCCATATGGGGAATTGTTAGCAATGATACCTGTACGACCTCGGTCTGCAGAGTTTACCCCAATCAAGGGTTCTGTATAGCTATTAAAGGGCTGGGGTCGCGCTACGGCTCGATTCTCGATAACAGGGTCCGATACACCAGACACGGATGAAGTATCCGCAGAAGTGCCCAGAGGGTCATTTTCTGAGTTCGCTGCTGGGAATCTATCAATTATATTATATTTATCAAAATATGTTGTGGAGCTGTAGGTAGAAAAACTATCCCCACCCGGAAAAGTATTCGGAATTGGATAATTTATTACCACCGATGTAGAATCTATTATTTCTGTAATTCTAAAATTGTAGTAATCATAGATATTTATAATATCCCCTATCCGTTCAGGAAAAAACGGGCCCGGGCCCAGACCCGGGACATCAAGAGTTAGAGTGCTTCCACTAATACCACCTACACCCCCACCCGATATAATAGGTGTTATGGCTCCTGAACCATAAGTTGTGGTTATGGACGGGCCTGTAGCCACAATATTTCCTGTTATAGCATCGTTTCCAATTAGTCCTTGATAAGGAAGATATTCATAGAAAAACATATAGTTTTCTGAAGGTTGAACAGCACTTGTTCTTAAAACTGGTACACTAATAATAGATCCGCTTGCAGGAGTAGATGCGAGAGTTATTGTAATGGTTGAATCAGGATTACTGTTTTCGTCTATTACATTTAAAGGATTTAAAAAAAGATTAGTATTATTTGGAGATGTAATAATTGCTCTGGACGAATCCCCACCAGATGTGACATAAGCATAAGCAGTTCCGTCAGATTGTGAATACGCTCCTAAAGCTATAATGTAAAAATTAGAGGCGTCTATAGTAAACTGCGTTCTACCACCTCCTCCTGTTTGATCTGCTACAATTTCTAGCATTTCATAACAACCAGTAATAGCTCTAGCTTGTTTATTAACTTCAAAGAATTTAGTGCCCGTATATAATGTAAAGGTGACATTAGTTCCATCGGCTACAGCATTGTCTGTATTTACTGTATATGCTGTAGGGGTTCGGGATACAGTTAATAGATTGCTTGGTACCGAAGAGCCATTATATGAGACATCTGCTACTCCAATAATATTGTATCCACCTAATGTTCTATCTATAGTAAATAAATTGCTTCCTGTTCCTTCTATATTATAAATCATTTGATGACCAAAGTTATATAAATCATAAACTGATCCGGTCATATTTTGTAACATATTTGTAAAATCGCCCGTACTTGTATCGACTACAATATTTACCCCTTGGCTGAGAGGATCTAAGCGTACAGGGATTGGATTTCCAGGAAAAGCTATTGGTAAACCAACACTACTACCTGCCATATTACGTGCTTCCAAAAACCTTGTTGGTACTTCTGATAATCCATAGGACCCTATTGGATAATTTATATTATAATTAAAAATTAATGGTGACGTACTATCTTGTGATGAAGCTATCGAGTTTAATATAACACTAACAGTTGTATCACCAACTATTGTATTAGTTTGATCTCCGGTTGCATTAAAATAAGCTGCTTGAAAATCAAAAGTAGTTCCTGCTGGATATGAGGCCCCAATAGGTGTAATAGTAACAGTTTGTCCTGTTGTCCAAGTAGGAGATGGGTAGACTTCTTTTAAAGCAAAGTATTGTGTGTCGCCTGCATTTGAAAATACATTTCTAATTCCATCTCCGATTCCAAGTGAATTTGCCCACGTGTAATTACCAGGCCCTATAAAATCTGATTGGGTTCTATAAACAGACATATAATCTTCACCCGATTGATTATAGTACATTGCAGTTTGTAAATTATTATATTCTAATCTAGTAAAAGCATCGGCACACATTTCAGTAAGACTTTCTTTATAAAAAACTTTATGTCTAAGATCAAGTATATCTTGGGCTACAATATAATCGCTATAAAGATTATCTGGTCTATCTGAAGCTGTTCCATCTAAATATCCTGCTAAATTTACTCCAGCTTCATTAGAGTTTGTACCAGGAACATAGGGGCTAGAATTTCGTCGTGCTACAGCAAACATTGGAATAGCGTAAATATATCCGTCTACGGTTCCTAAAATAGCCTGTGAAGTTGTATCCCCATAACCGGCTTTCCAAAGCCCGGGATCAGAAATATCTTTGCTATATGTCCAACGCGAGCCTGTTACAGGAATACTCATAGGGCCTTGAGGAGGAATGTTGTCAAATCCTTGATCAACATTAATATTGCCGTCCTGTATTCTAGTTGCTCTAATTCTATATTGAGTTTGAATACGTAAAGTAGTTTCAAAACCACGAGCAGGATCTATAAGATCATTTGTAAGGGAAGGGCCACAAACATTTCCATATTGATAAACAGTGTCTGTAGGATCTAAAAGTTCGCGCCATACTTCAAGATAAACAAAATCTATGCCCCAAGGCGAAGAACTATCTGCAGAAGGAGAAGTAAGGGTTATATAGTTATTTAAAGTAGCATTAGTGATGGGAACCGCACCGCTATCCCCCGCAGCAGAAGAAGCTTGTACAAGAACTTCCCAACCATTTACCCAAGCTGTATTTTTATAAGTTTCTTGCCCATTATTAGTAGCAATTAAATTTATTGTATTAGCACTGAATGTACTACAAAGAACATCTCCAACAGCACATTCACTAACGGGGACATTATTTACTATAGCTCCAACTGAAGTCCACCCACTCGTAGTTATAGATCTAACAGTATTTTGTAAACGTGTCATATTGATCTTATCTTGAAGGTTTGCTTCACAAGATAAGGGTGGTTTGCGAATTTGAGATATAACAGCTTCAAAATTTCTGTCTGTGTCGTCTAGAACGCGGGTTTGATTTAAACCTAAATTATCGGGCATTTTGTAACCTCTTAAAAATTTATTTTCGTCCCACTAGAGTTAGTGGAGCAATAATTGAATTATCATATTTGGTTAATTCAATAAGATTATCTGAAGCATCTTTGTATCGTTCTACAAAATTATAAAAAACTGATGGGTCATAATACCAAGTCGCTGGATATCCTGTATATTGTTTAAAGCTGGAATTAATATTATACATTGGGTAATAAGTTCGAAGTAATGTTGCTGTAACAGTTTTTAAATCATTATAATTTTTTATTATTTGATGTGATGTTCTAAACATTATTTTCTTTTTTAATGTACTGGCAATTCTTTGTTTATTAATTATTTTTAATGTATATATATCTTTTGCTGTTTGTTCGGATAGAATACTATAATCCGATACGTTAGTCAAAGAGCTTGTTTTCATATTTTCAATTTTATTATTAAGTTCAGTAGAAGATAATATACTTTTAGGTAGTTTGGTTTTTGATAATATTTTTAACAAATCTAAAGTATCATTTACACTATCTGCACAATTTTTTATCGATGTATTATAATTGTCTAGTTGATCGTGAGAAATTCTTGCTTCTACAGGTTTATTATCTTCTATTTCATCTGGTTTGCTTTTGAGAACTTTTATTTTCATTGATTCAGAATCCCCAATAGTGTCTTGTATATCTTTTATAAAATCTGAATTTGTGGAATCCGCTATAATTTTTATTTCTGAATCAGGTTTATTACACGCTGAACTTACTAGAACTCCTATAATTGGAACAATAGAAGATAAATCTTCTAAAGAACACGACAAAACTTTTGATCCGTTAAAAAAACACGAAACATTTGAATCTTCCGACCCAATCACAAATTTTCCCATATCGCAATTTATATTTGATATAATTTTCATTTTTATTAAGAGGTGATTCTATATGTAAAGGACATTATTAATGAATTGGATTTATTTATAACAGGAAAAGTTCTATAACTAACTAAAATATCCGAAGAAGGATCCGGGGTATCTTGAGCATCTCCGCCTATAAGCCCCATTTCGACAATAGGACCTACTGCTTGAGTTTCAGAAAAAGTAGCCGTATAATCTACAATATTTGTGGGATATGAGACTGTATCTCCAGAAACTGGATCTATGAAAGTAGTATTTTCAGAACCAAAAGGTACTCTAGCAGTTTCTGATACTAGAGCTGTTTGCGTAATTTGTGGGGCAGGAGGATTCTGTAAGTTCCAAGCTGGGTTTCCACTCCCTACAGCCAAATATGCTATACCACCGACGCTATTAGTTACTGGGCTTGAAGAATAAACTGTATCTTTTAAAAGCCAAGCAATAAGAGTAGAAGCGGAACTAACAATTATATTGTGCCCGTGATGTTCTTCTACTAATTCTTTTGTTGTGGAGTCATATAAGCGGATCCAATATTCTCCATGTAATCCGTTGATTTTGTCCTCAGATTTAAAATTGAAACAATTAAGAAAATTTTCAGACATCTTTCGGATTCGGTCTTTAAATACCATATTAATGAAACCTCTTATATATTTATGGAATATGTATAGCTTTCATTATAGGTGGATTTATTAAAAGATTATCGACTTAAATAAAAAATAATCTTCTAATAGAATAAGGCAATAAGCCACTATTCTATGGAATTTTATAGCTACTCCTGTTATTCCATTAAGGTTTTTAAATGTCCCAAAATTACTATTTTAATTCTGAAAAAATTGGTAGAAACCGACTCCCCGATAATAAACAATTCAGGGCATCTTTAAATAGCCAGTCATCTCTTATTCTATCTACATTATTAACTTTTCTCCCTAGCAATTATCCTAAAAATGTAAATACAAATTTATCCCAACTCTTTTTGGTTCTGGCTCGAGAAGCGGGTCGTATACAATTATCCGGGCAATTAGTAAGTAATGATGGAATTTATGCTACTACCAGACCTGATTTTCTATACCCGGTTTTAGGAAATCGTCTTTTATATGGACAACAACTATCTTCTTCAATAAGCGACTATGATCTTCGAAACATATTACTCACATTACGAAATGCCTATTTAAATGGAAGTACCGTATCTACTATAGAAACTGTTGTTAACAACTTAATCAATTTAAATGTAGTAGTTAAAGAATTATATTTAGAAGCCCGTAAATCAAACTCTGGATATGGGTTAAAAGACACAAATAAAATGATCATAGAATTATTTATAGATGATCTTTTGTCTAATGGATCTAATGTAGCATTAATTTTAGAAAATCTTGATTTTTATATAAATCTTATTAAACCTGCCCATGTTTTATACGATACAAAATTAATATGGGTAGACACAATAGATGTAAACAAAACTCACGATATTATATGGGGTGACCCGGGAGCAGGGTCTATACCTGGATATAATTTTACTACATTTAATTCTATTACTGAACCTGACCTATTTAATCAAGATCAAGCCTTACTTGCTTTAAAAATAATGGAAGTGACTTCCACAAAATTATTAAATTCTTTTTATACCACAGTTTCAATAGACACTACAAACTCAATAATATTTGCACTAGACCAGAATAATAATACTTGCGGAATTGTTATAGACCCAAGTTCGACTGGAACCGAAATCTTTGATGCAACAGGAAAGGATACAAATTTAAATTCTTTATTAGATAGTACTTTTACAATGGAATATTTAACAATTCCAGGAGATGTAAACTTTTATCCTGGAAATATTAATGGATTTAATAATTATTTGTCATATTTGCCATACAATGGAATTAGTTTCTACGGAAATCAAGATAAAACAACTATAGAAGATTATCAGATATCCACGTTGTCGGACAATAGTTATGCAAAATTCTATCAAAGTAATTATCAACTTCCATTTTTTCAAGAATTTATTCAAAGGACTTGGACAGGAATTGACACGACCTGTCCTTTAGATGGAACCACTCCTTGGGTTAGTTATCATTGGGGTTTAGCAGATACTTCTAAAACTACTCCCACAACAATGTACGACAGTTTAGTTCAACATTCTGTTTCTTCGTTCTATGAAGATACACGTCATAATTTATGTAGCGGTTCTGACACTAATCAAACTGACATTATAATTTTACAAGAAAGAATGGGAAATCCAAGATTTTCCATTGCTCGAGATAGTTCTAACGATAGAGAATTATTAGGAGATGTTTATACTCTTATACTTCCAAATTATTTTTATATTGATTCAACTATATCTTTAATTGATGGAACCACGAGTTATATAACATCTTACACTACTCAAGCTGCAAGTAATGTTTTTTCTAGTATTATAAATTCCGAAACATATTTAGAAGTCACAGAACCGTCCACTGGAAAACAATATGCGTCGAGACCTCTTTCGATTTTTATAGAGGGCATTGATGGTCCTGGCTATGGCCTTACAATTACATCAATATTAAATACGTCGATATATAACAATGCAACCTTGACAATTATTAGTTCACAGCCCTCTAATGGAATTATTGTTGACTCATTTGGTAATATACAAATAAACACCATTGGTGTTAATGCCACTAGTGGGGATATTTCTAATCCCTCTATTTATCCTATAACAGGGGAAGCGTGGTTTACATTATCTCTTACAACCCCATTTACACAACTTTCATCTCCTATAGAAACCACCCCGTTAAGCTCTTATCCAGGATTTACCGGAATAACACCAATAAACACAATTGGTAATTTATCTTATGGGACAACTTACGAATTATTATCCCAATCAAATTGTACATTAATAACCCCATATCTTTTAACTACAGGATCTTCAGAACCATATCTCGTACCATCAATAACAGAAATTATAAATATTTCCACAGACACTACATTTACAAATGTAGTATTAGACACGGTTGACGAAGGTATAAATTCAGCTGTTTTATTAAAAACAGATGCTACAGCTTGGAATTTTATGCGTCCCGTTTTGGGGGATATTTTACAGGTAAATATCTCTTATATTTATAATGATTCCACCGTAGACACTACAGTTGAAAACATAGTTTTTGGAATATCTCAATGGCAATTACAAAACCCTCCGATTTCAAACGGTGATGGAAGCAATATATTAGCTTCTCCAAATGATGTTATAGTGCAATTAGACGGGACTATTATTCCTAATGCAGTTTTGGATATAGAACCTGTAGGTGGGTTTCTTACATTAAATCCTTATCAATCATTTTGGTTAGCTTCTCCAGCTGGTTATACTCCAACAATTGACAATACATTTACTTTTAATTATTTTCAAAGTGGAACAGATGAGTATTCGCTTTTATATGATGATGAAGCTCGAAATTTAGATACCAACTTAGTTTATGATGGGGAAGATTTAATTGATGGGACTTTCGTTAATCCTGTTCCCTTTCCAGAACAATTACAAATAGGGTATAAATTCCGGACAGATCTCTTATCCCGTTCTGATAGTTTTAATTCTTTTGACACATTGTTAAATACTTATCAAAAACCGGGTCCCAAAGCTTCATCGAAAGATTTAAAAGGTACTTTTAATCATTATAATTATTTTTTCAGTCCCGAGTTCTTAACTGATACGGAAGAAAACATAATTCTAAACGATGATTATCTTAAAAAAAATATTCCTGCATCTATTATATTAAATCCTGGAACTCCCCCGTTTCAAAAAACTTGGTCTGATCAAAGTAGATGGATATATGACGGAACAATTACTAATCTTACCCACGAACAACGAATACAAGATTTATCAATTAACAATAGATTACAATTATACAATGATCTATTATTAGTAGAAAATACAACCGGAGAAACATGTTGCCTTTCCAGTCTTGAAGATACTCGATTAACTACAGCATTTACACTTTATGAACAAACTGAAACCCCTTTGGACGATGCACCGTGGGAATTTTATGATGTCGCTACACTTAAAGATGCTACTGTAGATGTAACTAATATAGGTCTTTCACTCCCTACTGGATGCTATCAAATAACTTATAGTTTTTATGAAAATATGTCTGATGTCACTAGTTTTACTTTACCCCCTACGGTACCGGTACAATACACAGACACTACTTCTGGAGCAACAATATGGGTTAATTTTCCTGCATACCCAGCTTTGCATGATAGTACAACTTTAGCTACTACTTCAGATATAATTGTTTCTATTAATGGGGTGCCATATTCTAATATCATTAATCAATCTACGTTTATTAATAATGACACTAATCTTTATATACAACTTACAGGGCAAGGGGAAACAGTCATTATTGAAAATTTTATAATTACCCCAACAATGGCCATTGAACAATCCCTTGCACTTTCACGAATTCCCACAAATATGCAAGATGTTATTTTTGATGTACAAGGTGGGACTCCTCAAATGTACGGGGAAGATTATGCTGTCGATCAAGATATTATTTATTGGAATAGTAACATTATTCAAGCTGGAGATGTTGTACGTTTAATATATCCTGCATATTCTCTTGAATTAGAAACTGTGTCATTTACATATCTTATTGCTAATAGTGCCGTTTTATCAGTAATCAATGAAGAAATGTCGTGTATTTATGATGGAAGTAATTTATACCCAGGATTTGCGGATGATATACCATTAGTATATCTATCATTAGATACAACATCCCCGCAGATTTCATATTATCCTTTTATTAATCCATTGATTACAAGCTATAACCCTGCTTCGGATTTAACCGGGACATTAGCTTCATTTTCAAGCAAAAACCCACAAGTTTTAGTACCATATAATTATAGAACGGAAACTCCAACCCAGCTTATAGACTCTACTTCTATATGGGCCCCTTTCCTAGGAGATTCGTCAGTTATATTAAGAGATTCAACATATTATCAAATAATGCCAGATTATTCCTCGTTCTTTCTTCCAGGTTTTACTCCTTATATGGATGGAACAATTACCTCGGCATGGCAACAAATAGTAATAGCTGAAGTTTTGCCCATATAAAAAACATTTTACTTTTTTAAGAAAAAATTATATAATTAAGTTATGGCTACCACAAATGACTATTATAACATTTTAGGTGTACAAAAAAATTCTTCTGAAGAAGAAATCAAAACGGCTTATCGAAAACTAGCTTTGAAACTTCATCCAGATAAAAATCCTGGAGATAAAATTGCAGAAGAAAAATTTCGCGAAGTTACAGAAGCTTATGAAATATTAAAGGATCCACAAAAAAGATCTCAATATGATCAATTTGGTAAATCTACATTCCAGCAAGGACGGGGACCGGGTGGGTTCAGCAATGGTTTTGGTTTTGCAGGATTCGATATTTCAGACGCTCTCCGTGCTTTTATGCAAGATTTTGAAGGAGAAACTGAATATGATATTGGAGAATCCCCCTTCGGAAATATTTTTGGTCGTAGATCACGTAGAACTAAAAACCATTCTGTAAAGGGTAGTGACCTTCAAATTAAATTACCATTATCTTTAGAAGAAATATCCACTGGAATCCAAAAAGTTTTAAAAATAAAACGTAAAGATAGATGTTCAGTATGTTCAGGATCCGGTTCTAAAGATGGCCATAAACAAAAATGTACTTCTTGTAATGGCCAAGGACGAGTAAGAAAAGTTTCCCAATCTATCTTTGGACAAACTATTCAGGATTACGGATGCCCAACTTGTGGAGGTACCGGATCAAGTATTTCTAATCCTTGTTCTAAGTGTAACGGAGAAGGAATAGAATCTGTAGAAAGTACAGTAAAAGTTTCTATACCTGCAGGAATTTCTGAGGGAAATTATATAACAATTCCAGATCAAGGAAATGCAGGAGCTAATGGTGGAGATATAGGGGATCTTATTGTAATAATTAATGAAAAACAACACCCTATTTTCCAACGACATGGAGCAGATCTTTTATCTAAACTTGATATAACTTTTTCTCAAGCAGCCTTGGGAGCATCTCAAGAAATAGAAACTATTTACGGTAAAGTTAGTTTAAAAATTCCAGCAGGAACACAATCAGAAAAAGTTCTAAAACTTAAAGGTAAAGGACTCCCTCTATTACAACAAAAAGATTATGGAGACCAACTAGTTCAAGTTCATGTAAAAACACCAGAAAAACTTTCTCATAGTGCTCGGGAACTTTTAGAGAAATTGGCAGAAGAAGGTTTATGAAAACAAAAAAATTATTATATTCTTCTGCTTCTGGTTATAGACCAGGTCAACTTGTATTTTATGAAGGAGAGGAAAATGAGTGGATAGCAGAATATATTGATACGGATTATCTGTCAAGTAACGATCCACCATACATTGCTAAAGATATAGCTTCTAAAAACTACAGGAATTTATTGGGTTTTACAAAAAATTCTATAGTCGGACAACGAATTCATGGAACTTCTTTAAAACGATTTATTGAACCCCAAAATCTTATATTATATTCTCATTGGCCCGTAAAAACAGAACGATTCTGGTATCTTCTTGAAAAATCTTCTATCTCGTAAATCTAATTAACGGTCTCCCCGCTATTTTATAAACCGCTATTCCATTCCCGTTTATTGTATTTGCAAGAGAAGCCGTAGTAGAAGTAAAAACTACCAATACACATTCCCCTGCCAAAAAGGGCCCAGACGGGGCCAAGACCCGGGCCAGGACCGGGACCATTATTTTTCTATAGGTTTCTTGTTGAAGACCTTCAGACATAAATGAAATTTGTGGAGTACTGGATGTGAAATATTGTCTCCCCAAAGAATCTATGGCAGTAGTAGATAAAGTAATTGGTACATTATATAATTGACCGTCTATCAAAACGGGTACCTTAATAAAACCATTATCCACATTATAATTTAAAAATTGTATAAGATCCATAGAAAATAATTGATCTGTATAATATCCCGTTAAAGTAATAGGAATTTGTTCTATGGGATTAATATAAGGAGTTCCTTGAGTAGAAGACCCCCAACCATTATTGCTTATAATCATTGCTGGATACTCGGTAATAGTCTGTATTTCCAGATTGGGGGTTGATACAACAGTTTGTACTGGTATATAATCATAGCCTATAAGAGCTCCTGTAGAGGAATCTCCTATTGTACTAGGCACAGTATATTCAAGAATAAGAGCTTGTATAGATGCCGTCCCAGTTTGATTATTAAAATTATTAATATTAAAAATTATAGAAGATGTACCATCTAAAATTGGATAAGCCAAGGTTCCAAAAAGAGCTGTAGAATCGTTTAAAAAACATACAGCAGAAGATCCTGAAGATGTGCCTATAGAGGAACATCCTAAAATAAAATCTCCTGTTGAAGCATTAAATGTTATACTGTTATTAGTAATTGTTCCACTTAAAGATAACGATTCTGTAAAACTATAAATGGATCTTTGTTGTTGACTAAAATTAACAGTTGCTCCATTACGAGTATTCTGCAAACTTGGAATTGATAGTACATCGGCGGTAATTTCCAGAATCATTCCATTAGTAAATGTATATCCTGTAGCCCCGGTTATAGAAATCGAGGTTGTATTCTTAATAATAGAACTTATTTGATGGTTAAATTCAGACAATACATTATATACTATAGTTGGAGTATAAATTGTGTACACGGCACTATCAGTAGGATTTGGCTGTAATGTATTAGGTATTGTTAAAACCCCATTTATTAAATTAGAAGATGATGCTTGAACATAAAATGTTATCTGAACATTAGATCCTCTAGAAGCTTGAATGGAAGATAATTGTTCGGTTTGATAAATGGTTGCATAATTTGTGTATCCATAAACCCCAGAATCCCAAGATTCTATAATATTATTTGTGTCAGTATCTAAAATTCCTTTATAAAAAATAGATGCACTTGAACCATAAACTTTAACTAATTGTGCTTCTGATGGGGTATATGTTAACGTATTAAGACCGTAACTAATAAAGTCCCCAGATGCCGAGAATACATGTGAGGAATCAGGAATATTTCCACTAAATTGAAATGTTACGGTTGGAGTTCCGAATCCCGTAAAACTACCTTGCATAAAAGCAGAGGAATCTATATCATACACAAAATAATGGGCAGGATCAAAAGTGAAATATCCATTACCGGATCCGTTTAAAGTTAAAGTTGCTGTACCCGTTTGATCTGTAGGTTCCGTTATAATAGAGGACCCTGAAAAAAGACCGACAGTACTATCTCCCGATCCGGGAATTGGAGATAAATATAAATTAGAAAGAGATGTAGAAAGTAAAGTTCCTCCATCTGTTGATGCGCCATCTACTCTATCTACTTGTAACAGTTCAATTCCATATTGAGGACCCGTTGTCGTTCCAAGAACTGTTTGTAAGTTATTAGATAATAATTGATCGACAGAAACATTAAAATATTCTTCTATAGAAGGTATTATAACTTGATGTCTAACATCAAGAACATCAGACTCTACAATTTCTGTAGCTTCTAATAGATCTAATCGTACATATTCTGTATTTGGTTGATGTCCACCATTTAAATTTTGACTAGACCAAGGAGAAGTGTTTCTACGACCTACAAATGCTATAGGTATCGCATAAACATACCCGTCTACAGTATTTGGACAAACAGCTTGCCAACACCCAGAATCTCCATTTATGGGGCCCATATTTTCGTACCCGTAATATCCAACACTATTCGGTCCTAGCCCTAGAATATCAGAATTCAATCCCGCTTCGGCATAATCAGGGTTTGCAAAAGGTAAGACTCTTATTTGATACTGAACTTGAACCCTCTGAGAAGCACCAATGTTTAGTTGACTGTTAATTATATTATCATTAAGAAAAACATTTGATTGTATATTGCCTTCAAAATATAGTCTCTGTATTTCATTTGGTTGTATATTATTAGGTACAAAGCTCCAATTAGACCCATCTAAAGTTTGAATAATAGTTGCATCCGATCCACATATAAAACCGTTGGTTTGCGATAAAAAATCTACAGCGTTTAGATTTATATCTGTAAATGAATTTGTTTGCTGGGTCCAATCAGCCCCAATATTTGATGTATATAAAATCGTACCCTCTGTGCCTACAGCCCAAGCTTGCCCCGCATATACTGCGTTTGTGGGGGCATAATTATAATTTACAAAAGTTGATGTATAAGTAGTATCAGCAGCAGCAATAGTCACTAATCCAGTAAGTCCATCAACATTTAAAATTGTTCTATTTGTTCCATCTGATACAACGGAAATCCAACTTGATGCATCAGAAGATGGAAATTCAACAGTATTTCCATAAATATCTACAATAGGTTTTTGTTGCGTAAAAAACGTAGTATTATTATTTAATAACTGAGATGTAATTTCTTCATTTGTTATAGACACATATATTTGAGGAAACATTGCAATATCTAACAGATCTTGCGTAACAGGTCCCCCAATTATATTCGAGGATTGATTAATCCAAGTTGCTCCGCCATCAGAAGAACGTAAAATTGTACCAGAATCCCCTACTGCAAAACCATAATTTTCATCATAAAAATATATTGAATTTAAATCTACCGTGACTCCACTTATAGATTGAGTCCAAGTATTTCCTCCTGTTACAGATTTTAAAATTGTACCGGAATCCCCAACAGCCCATCCAATTAAAGGACTTGTAAAATATACTTTATTAAGAGTAAACGTAACATTACTATTTACAGGTATAAAAGTAACCCCGTCAGGTTGCGCTTTTAAAATAGTTCCATATTCTCCAACAGCCCACACGGAAATAGACGATGGATTACCCGTTACATCGTAAACAAATACCGAGGATAAATTAGCATCAATGTTTGACAAATTATCATACCATGTCGCCCCACCTGTATCGGTTTTAGAAATAAATCCGGTATCGCCTACCACATACCCAGTATTTGAATTTGCAAACATTATACTATTAAGATTCACACTAGTATTAATAGTTTGGGTAGTCCAATTTTGTCCAGCATCAAAAGTTTGTATAATAATTCCGTTATTTCCACATGACCACCCTGTACTTTGATCACTTAAAAAATTAATACTATTTAAATTATCTAAAACAATTTCAGGGGCGGGTCGATTTGCTGAAGAATCATAACTTATAACAGAACGCCACATTTCAAGAATAATTCCATTTATAGCATTTCCGCTAGTTGGAGGGGACCCGAGATCAATAAAATTAGTGTTTGCTATAGTGGTATTAGTTCCAGTTATATAAAGAGTTCTTCCATTAACTAAAGCAATTTCTGGTTTAGCTCCATCAGGATTTTGAGTATAAAATCCATTAGTGCTATCAGAATCAAAATAAAACGGATATGAGGTTATCCAACCTGAAGGTAAATCAGATATCTCTCGCTGAGAGATAATATTTTGTATCTCTTGAGCAGAATTAAAATCTGAATCAATCATAGGCTTTCGAGAAGCAAATATGACCGAATCATAATTATAATTTTCATCTGAATTTGTCACAGTAACTTTATTACCTAAATTCATAATTAAACCGCCTTAAAAAAATTATAAAGTTTGTTTAATTGTTCTGACTGGACCATAAGAAATATTGCATACACCTAAAGACAAATATTCTAGTTCGTTAACTTGAATATCATTTGATCCAGTTTCTCCGTACACCCAATATGCAACTTGATAAGAATTAATATCTGGTAATGACCCATCTATAGTACTAATTATAATTTGCCCTGTACTGAGAATATAACCAAGACCAGGACCCTTTGAAACAGCTAATGGATCTGTCTGTAAAATTAATGGCACATTATTCTCAAAAATAGCTTTAAATAAAGTTGATGGACCACCTTGATCTATCGTTGAGTATGATAGTACGGGTTCAGTTGTAATATATGCGATTGAATTTCCACTTATATATATTTCAAATGTTGGGGATCCTATATTATCTCGTGTAATAAACGACCCGTCAGCTTTAATCATAGTTGAAAAGGGCAACACAACATAATCAACCCCAGTAACAGAATTAACAGTTTTTACTACATCGCTTTGTGTTAAAGAAACCCCCACTCCAAGATTACTTATAAAATTTGCAAGTGTTGATGTAATTTGAGAAGTTAAAGCAAGGGACGAGTTTGGAGTCGTTATAACCATAGGTAATGGAACAACTGTCATAGTAATATTTACATTATTATTAACAGCTTGTTTAACTATAACATCAGCACAAGCATGTTTCATTAAATTGATTTTAGTTTGAACATTTTCAAGTAGAGCATTAGTTGTATATGTTATTGCAAAATTTTCAAAAGCTGAATAATTAACATAAACAGTTTCTCCATTTTTAATAGCTCCAGATGTAATAGGCTCTATATTTATTGCTGTTGTATTACTACCAGGAAAAATATTATAATCTAAATTTTCAGTGTAAGTTACAGTAGGAAAAGTGGTACTAGTTACTACTATGGTAGACGGAATAATTCCCAAAAGATCTAAAGGTTCCGTAACTCCGTATATAAGAACGTGTTGTTCTTGAGAAATAGCTTGAGTTGCGTCTCCAGGAATTCCATTTGCATATTGTATAAGAACCCCATCTTGTGAAATAGTAGAATTTCCCGTATCTAACGGGTCTTGTAACTTAACAAGTTCCCAGTTATCGGAAGTTAAAACACCAGATAATTGACCGACTATAGACACAATATCGATAACAGGTTGATTTTGCAAAATAATAGTATCCGAACTTCGATATAAATAATCAACATAAATAATATCTGTAGTAGCCATTCCTATACTGGAATTTAGTGCAACATTTAAAGCAATAATATTTCCGTCTCCAATAATTGTTAACCCACCGAGATTGTATGATGCCCCTCGAGTAGCATTATATACATTTAAAACATCAAAAATAGGAGTATGAGCTGTAACTAATGGATTTAAAGATTCTATTTGGAAAGCTACAGCATTCACGATATCAAAACGTTCCCCTATTTGTTGACCCATATTTTCACTTGAACTAAAAGCAAATGAAATATTATCAACTTCTTGTTGAACGATAGATCCCTGAACATAAATATCGACTTTACCTCCTATATGTTCTTCAGTGGTTGGATCATAATCTCTTATCATAAGGGGATCACCCGCTCCTTGCACAACCACATTTTGTACATAGGGAACTGCAATTGTTGTTTTAGCGTATCCACCTTTGGTTCCAGTATCCGCAAAAAAAGCTAATTGCATACGACCCGCTAATTCATAGTTACTTTCTAAATCTGTTCCAAAAGATATTGGATTAGGATTTTCAACAGAGAATCCGGAATCTACTCCTGTTCCAATAGCCCTAATCGTATCCGCATCGGTATTTCCAGCCGACCCAGGAGTTATAGCTTGCACAGCACATTCTAATTCATATTGTTGTGTAGAACTATTAAAATATTGGGCTTTGTTTGCTGCTGATAAAACCTTTGTTTCTAGTACACTATATGATTGGGCTTGAATATTATTGTTTACATCTCCGAGAGTTGAAACTATTGCTCCAGCCGATACTTGCATATCCCTGATAGGAGCAGTGACGGTATAAAACACTACCGATCCAACTGCAGATGTTGCTGGTAAACGATAAGTATTACAATTTGAAGCAAGTTTATCAAATTGATTATCTATAAGGGCTTGAACGGCATCGGCTGTTGTCAAATTAAGGGCTATTTGCAAAGCAGTTTTTGCAGGGGAGTTTGATGGGGGAATACTCACTCCCGATCCAGTTGGATCATCAAAATCCTGTAAAGTACTTACTGAATTTGCTATTGATAAAAAATCTTGTATTACATACAAACGAGCATTTTCTTCTGCTATTGGATCTGTAATATCTCTAAAAACAGTTCCAGACATCGAATCTATTCCAGTATCAGCACTCATAAGTTCAGTATTAAAAGTTAAACTTATGTCTTGTCTAGTTCTTGCAGGAAGATCAGTCAATCCACTTAAAATAGTTAATGGCGAACCTTCTAATTCTATAGAATAAGGACTTTCTGTAACTTTTCCTTGTGTAGGATCATAAATAGTTTCAGTTACAACAAAATAAAAATCTGTCCCTTGATTGAATCCTACATTAGGAAGTTGATTATTTTGAACCATTGTATTATATGCAGTACTATCAAAATTCGTTGAATAATAATAATTTCTAGTAATTTGTTGAGTAAGAGTAGTCACACTTATTTCACCAACGGTTTCAGTTGAGGAATTAATAAGTGACGTAGAATCTTGATAAAAAGACATTTCAGTTATAGCAGAACTATTTATTTTAACGTAAGATCCATTAACTCCACCACTTTGATAACTTACATAAAAATTATAACCTACTATATTTTGGTTAATGCTTTCAGATGTTATAATCTGTACCATATTTTGATATGACCTGAGACTAACACCTGTAGGAGCCGACACCGTTAAAAATGATTCTTGTTGTTGAACTAAAGTAATATTAATAAAAGCTGGGGCTGATGTGACATACGTAGATCCGACTTGAATGATTGCAGTAACTTGTATTTCATTTACTCCCAAAGAAAGAGTCCCAGTCCAAGACCATATATTTTCACCAGCAGTATAAGATACTCCAAAAAGAGAGCCATTAACTTGAATTTGAACTGTATTAGAGGGGGCCATTCCAGAAATAGTCTGTATAGCATCATCCGTGCTATAATCCGTTCCTCCAGAAAGAAGAATAATATTAGGAGCAGCAATTGAAGCTGTTGTAAAAGACCAAGTAGAAGAATCAAAATAACTAGAGTCTGAAAAAGCTATAACTTGCCAATAATATTCGATCCCAGAATCTAAATTACTAACTATTCTCGATGTAAAAGGTATTTCTGTTAAATCAAAAATTATATTAGAAAATGAACTATCAGTAGCAACTTGAAGTTCATAAGTTGCACTTGAATCTGTGGGATATAACGACCACGAAAAATTAGTCTCTAAAAGTTGTCCAGTAGAATCGTTTAAAGGACTAATAAGAGTTACAGTTGAATCTGACATTATTTAACCTATTGCTTTAATAACTTGTGTGGTTTGTACAGTATTTCCTGATTGTGCTGTTACCGATATATCTGCTCTAAAAATAGTTGGATCATTATTATCTTGTTGTACTGAAATATTATTTATTGTAGCTAAAAGTTCACCAGGAGTCATTGGTCTTCCAGTTAAAGCATATTGTTGTTGTAAAGATTTTAACTGATTAAGACTGTTTGTAATTTGACTTGTAATTTGAGAAATTAAAAATTGGGGGTTGGTAACTCTTGTTCCAATTAAAGCCCCAAGACCTGACCCTATAAATGTAAAAAATGGATTGCTTCCTATTTCTGTAATTACAAACTTCTCTATATTTTGCATTAATAACGGCTCATTTGAAATTTCTACTATATCCCCATTTATATCATAAGATATATCATCTAAATAATTAAATCCTTGGCATTTAGTACAAAATGGAGATCTGGTAATATAATTAATTTCAAAATAATCTGTTGGTGAAGGCCAAGGTTGATTTAATTTTATGTATCGAACTTGACTAGGATTTGTTGTATCCGGATTTGTTATAAGATTATAAAAACTAAAAGGCAAAACATTACCTGTTATCCAAACAGTTAACGCCGTGGAAGAAGCCACAGGTCTAGATAAATATATAGTTTGAGCATCTGTTTCTAAAAATGTAAGTTCTTTAAAAACGAGATGATCACATAAAGTTGTAAGATTAAGATCATAAGACATATTAGATCATTATTATTAGAAGAATATTTTTAAGGTGTTGAGATTTGAGTCCATATACCCGACATATTTATAAGCTGAATAGTACTATCTGCTCGAGCAGCAGGCATATTAATTAATCCTTTATTAAACTGTTCTGAGAAAGAATCTGCTGCAGTAGAAAATTGATTATCACACAGTAAGGGGATAATTCCTCTGCTAAATGTTGCTAATCCTCCTTCTCCCATTTCATAGGCTAATTCAGCTAAAACAACTTGAACATTAGGTTGTTGACTATCATATATAAGACCGATAGTTGAAAGAACAGAGCGAGCCCCATCTATAGCTATTTGTATGTCTTGAGCAAAAAATGCATCACTTTGAGCTTGAGAGATCATTTGCCCTTGCATTGTAATTGGAGCCCCGTTTATATCCACATTGGGCAAAGACCCCCCATCTACTTGATGCCCCCTTCCGATTGCTAGGACCCCATTAGTATCAAGGTATGCGGTTAATACATTTCCCTCAGCAATATTTAAATAATTTTGTAAAATTCTATAAGTTGATGGATCGAGATTATCTGTTGATGGGTTTGAAATTACAGTAGCAATTACAGGTGCGGGAGATGTTTCTTCTTGTTGTATTTGTGAGCTAACGGAAGACATAACATCTGTGTATTGAGCTTCTGCAGATGCAATTTGCGAAGAAAATAAAGCAGATGCATTTGCCTCAGCTGTAACAATATCTGAATTCGATAAACTTATAGTTTGTTCTGGGACCGATTTAGTAGGGGCTGAGCAAATTGGGGTGGTTCCTGTTACCCCGTTAATAAGAGAACTATTAAGTTGAGAAATTTTATTAGACATAAAACTTTGAATACTAGCAACTAAACTTGTATTGGAAAAAGTAAGTAATGTTGTTTGTCGCACCGGGACCCCCACTTTATTTTGATCTTGTGGGTTTGAATTAATATTATTTATAACATTACTTATATTGGTTCCCGATATAAGTTCGTTTGATCCGGCATTTCCAACAGTAGTGTTTACAAAATTAGTGGCTGCTGGTTGAGACGCTAATTGAGAAGATATTTGTTCGTCAGCACCAATAGTGTAAAAATCTGACTCTATATTTACATTAAAACTAGGATCATTTATTAAAGCTGATAATTGTTTTTGATACTTCTGTATAGGGTCTTTCCAATCTTGAGTACTCTGGGATAAAACTTGAGTTGCTATTGATAAAAAAGTTATAAGGGATAAACGAGTCAATTCTGATCCCGGGTCATCATATTCTAAAGGCAATTGCCCATTAATTACAAATTGATTTTTAGAGGCTAAATTTTTAAATTTTATACGTAAATTATTATAATCCCGTAAAGATTTAGGATCAGTTTGGAAAGCAATATTTCCATTTGCGTCCCTAGTAATGTTTTTATAATGTATACTAATTTCATTTAGGGCATAAATTTCTTGATAACAAATTGCAGAAATATTATCCAAACTTAATACAGTTTGTTCACTATTAGAGTTTGTTACTTGAAGGGAAATTAATTCCGTTGTTTTATTTGATAATTCATTTGTCCATTGCATTATATTTCTATTTAAATGTTGTATTTCATTTCCTATACGATATTGTTCCGAAATAATCTTCTCCGTTCCAACCATTACTTTTTTTTCATACAACGAAATAGACGGATGAAAGCCATACATATCATAAGGTATAAGAGGGGCAATAGACTGTTTAGGGTTGGTTTGCTGGTTTGCGTCTGCTGTATAATATGTTTGTAAATAAATTGTGTCTTGAGTTGGATTTAGCTTTTGTAATATTTGAGCTTCTACAAGTTTAAGAGATTCCAAATGGTTTTGTGCAGACAATATTTTTGATTTATAAAAAGCTACTTCAGCCCGTAATCGACGCAACTTTATTGATTGAACAAAAGTTATTTTATCAAGAAATTCTTTATAGGATGTTTTATATATATTACTCATAATTAGCTTTTAGATGCTAAAAAAGTTTGTATAAGAGAAAACGATTTTGATATTCCTTGAGAAGCAGCTTGTAAATCCTGTCCTGTTGTACTTATAGCGTTTACGGCATCATATCCATAAATCAAAACAATTCCTGCTGTAAGACCATTTGGGCCAGAAAATCCCCCTGCAGGAAGTTTTGCATTATTAATTTGATTAATAAAATTTGAAATACCTCCAGATGTAGGAGGAATATTTAAAAAAGAAATATTAGGGGTTTTTGCAAAAAAATTGTCTACCCCGTTTATTAACCCTGATAAAGCAGTTAAAACTGCAATTTGTTGTTTAAACTTTTGTGCAACCCCCTGTAAAAAATCTGAAAAAGCACTGCTATTTGTTTTTAAAGATCCGGATAAAGCAGTTAAAAAATTAGTAAATAAATCTGTTAAAGGACCCATAAACGGTAATACACTTTTTATTTGTATGGAACCCCACCGACCAAGAGAAGGAACTCCCGAAATCACAGTTTCCACGAACGGTCCTTGAGATGTTTGATGGGTCGTAAAAGCATATTCGTTTTGTGCAATACAATTTTGGGCTCTGGCTAAGACTGCTATTTCTTTAGATTGCGGACCCCAAATTCCGGCTGATGATGCCCCTATAACCCCTGTTTGTAAAACATAATAATATTTTTTATTTCCAGTTTTTGTATCCACATCGTAGTCTATGTATGATCCATTTCCAGTAATAACATTTCCCTCCACTACTACTGGTTGCCCCTTATTAAAAGTAGGATCATTATATTCATATGTATATCTATCTGGGGGATTGCCTCCAGAAATTTGGTGGCTCCAATATGTTATAATTCCATCTTCTGGATGCCCCTGAGGTCCAATTAATTGTACAGGAGGATTAGAATTGGGGGTATAAACTCCTCCTGATATTTGAGATCTAAAAATTCTAGTTGTAGTAAGCCCCAAAGGTGGAGCATCCCATTCTATTTTTATTCCAAATTTTCCGGAAGTTTTTCCAGACGGGTCAGGATAAATACCTGGAAATACTTTAATATGTACAGGTGGGGGAGGCGTCATATTTACTGGTACAAAATTTAAAAAATTAAACATCCCTGATAAAAAATTCCACCCATTAAAAAAATCATATAAACCAGACGTATCAAGAACTATTAAACATCCCCCCACTACGGCGTCATTGGAAAAAGTGGGAATATTAGGATCAGCTTTATTTGTAAGAGATACTGTAAGTCGATTTATAAATCCCTGAAAACCTCCATACGCCATATTTGAAAATAAATTATTATTTTTTGAAGCTTGTAAAAAAGCCGGGGGAACTAATACATTATAATAAACTCCAGGACCTGTTGAAAAATTTGTTGCGAATGATCCTATTTTATTTGATGCATAATTAATAAAAGTCTCGAGTATAGCAGAAAAAGAATTAAATGAAGTAACAAATAATTGTAATAAGGAAGTAATTTTGCTTAAAATATTAACTGCTGCGCTAACTTTTTGTAAGCCAGTATTAAGCTGATTTATAATCCCAGTAGGAAAAACATTTGTAAACCCTATAGATGCCCATTTATTTGCCATATATTTTTTTTGCCTTTTCAATATCTTTTAAAGATTTTTTCATTTTCAACTCTAAATTATGCCCATATTGTCTAGTTAAGTCTTTTAAAGACTGTACTAGAAGATTATTTGGACCAATTTTGATCCATTGCAATTCAGTTGATGTAGAATCTAAATTTATATCCATAGTTTAAGTATCGTATAAAAGTTTTTGATTTACTTTTGTATCATTTTGCATTCTAGAAATTTGAGCTTGAATTTGTGCTAATTTTGCATCCGATCCTGTACTACGATTAAATTTATTATTTATCCAATCATATAAATTTCCCGTGCTTCCGTTTTGTGAAACAAAACTTTCTTCAGACAAAATATTTTGGATAATTCCTGACTCTCGAACAGTATTTAAAAATGTTTGTCTATTTTGGGTTGTTGCTATTCGTGCAGTAACTTCATTTAATCTTCCATTTAAATTGTCCATATCAATAGTTTCATAAGTTATCGTACAATCTCTTAGACCTGCAAAAAGTTGAGAATTAGAAACTTCACTTATTGATACAGGTTGAAAACACGCATTTTCATAACTATAATTTGAAGTAGATATTAAACCTGGAACATTAGTATTAATATAAGAAGTCATATCTCCTATTGTATAAAATAATGGATTTGAGTAAGATAATAATATAGTAGAATCCCCACCCCATGTTAAATGTAATCCATATATATCAATATAATACTGATGATTAAATTCTATGTATTCTAAATTAAATAAAGTATAAGAGGTATCAAATAATTGGACTGTTGTATTAGGAGTCATAGACGTTTTTGAAACTGGGTATAAAACATTAGAGTTTAAATATGAATATCCTAAATCTAAAGTAAATATAGAGCTTCCTATTAAAGCCGTTTCCAAAGCCCCTAATGTAGGATAGGATGAAAAAAGATAGATTGTAGGAGTATTCCCATTAAAAATTGTAAAACTGGTAGTATCTACCATATAACTTATACCTGTATTATAAGTATTGATATTTAATACATTATTTATTATTTTATCTAAAGAAACCGGAGTATTTAACGATAAAGAACCAGAACCACTTATAATATCTGTTGAGGGAATAGAATCATTCCCCGTATCATTATAAGCACTCAAACCGGCTATATTATTTATAGCGGAAACAATAGACCCTACGGTTGTATATTCTGTATAAGAAAGACTTAAAGAATTTGAATTCCAAAATATAGTGAATGCAGACGTATCATTACTATATGAGAAAGAAGATATAGCTGTGGTATCAAGAACCATACGAGGATCGGTGGAATTTGTAATTGCAAATTCAATTTGATTTGTAAGACTGTAATTATAAGGTCCCCAACCAGTCCAAGTCCCGTTATTAATTGTTTGTAAATTATCTTGATATTGGGAAATAACATAACAGTTTGGTGGATTTAAACCCGTAATGTTTGTGTTTAAAAATTGTTGTTCTACTAAAGGTGCCGTTAAAACAAGGGTTTGGTCTCCTAAAATATTAGTGATAGATTGTGATCCGTTTTTTAAATCTAAAATCCATCGTATAGCACTGTCTTCAGTATCTCCTATTGAAGTATCTACATTTTGAGGACAATAAAAAGAATCATTATAGGATATTGTTGTCATATCAAAAGTTGTTGCATCTCCATAAGCACTTTGATTAGAAGATAGAGTAGAAATATTGGATTCTGTTATAAGATTTCCCAAAGAGGAAATCTCTGTTTCTAAAGCCGATAACTCTCCATTTATATAAAAAATTTCTGTAGAGCAATCATTTTGTATATTAAAAGCGTTTTGAAAATTTGTTCCTACAACACTTTCTATTAAACTTGTTCCATCTGATAAATTTATTAATATATTAAGATAATTTGATTCATCTATAAGTGCCGAGATTTCGTTGTTAAGACATAAAAGTTCTGGTAGAGCGTGTGTATTATCATTATTCCCATATACAGTAGTACCGGGAACAAAACCTAATTTAGAAACTGCAGATCCGTCCCCTAAAACTATTTCATTATGCGGATACACAGTTCTTAAAATTAAAACTTGTTTATATCCAAAAGCTGAGGTTGGATCAACAACATATTGATAGTCTGCTCTCATACCATAACTATTAAAATTATCTGTTATAATATTAGCAACAGTTGGTCCATCATAATCACTTGGAGATATAAGAGCTACTGATAGCGATAAAGGATTAAGACTAAATGCTGGGGGATTTGTAGGATCCTTAAACATATATGAAACATAAGATCCATCTATGAAAACGTCAAAGACATCTCCATTCATCGGATCTATGTAACCGCTTGAATCTGTTGCATCCATCTTTTAAATCCTTTTTAAAACTATTATTATATTAATTGAATATTGTTAAAGTAACATTCCACTATTATTATTCCAAATTTGTTGAGAACTCCAAGTAACTCCTCCAAAGGGACTTAATAGATTATTATAAGTATAAGTTATATAAGCATTAGATTTGGTTGTACTAGATATACGAATTTCATATAAGGTATCTCCATTAGATAGAATGCCATTATAACCATTCCCTAAAAACAAGTTAGCTATTTCAGTTGCAACATTAGCTGACCCTTGATACTGCGACGACCCATATTGTTCCACCGCATTAATATAAATACTCATAATTCCGTTGGCTAATTCAAATGTTCCTACCATATAAGATATAGCCGAAACTGAAAAATTACTAGTTGCTTCTAAATAAGCTTGTTGAAGACCTTCAGCCAAAAGTATTGCAGGAAACCCACCTAATCCCGATAATGATCTTTGTAATTGATACCCATCATTTTGATTTGAGCTAGAAAAACTAACGATATTAGCTTCGGAATTAGTTGTTGAATAAATCCAAGCTTCTATTGTTAATCCAAAAGTAGGAGATAATAAAGATCCACTTGCATTTGGAATATAGAGATAATTTGATCCATTAAATAAAGCTCCTCCAAGTCCTATTCCTAATCTATTTGTAGTATTAGCTGATATTCCATTAACATTAGTTAAATTTTGTTCATTAATGGTAGAATCAATAAGCGATAAATTATAGCTACCAGATAAAGGTATTCCGGACGTTAGGTGCCAAACTGCACAGTAATCACTATCCCAAGTTGCTTGCTGCTGTGTGGTAGACCTTGCTCCCTGTCCAGAAGACCCAAAATAACACCAAATTTTATTCAATGGTGGGTATACGGACGATATCCAAGGTACATTAACAAAGAAAAAACCATCAGCGGATACCCCATTTATCCCACCGTAATGTGTTTCTGAATTTAATACTGTCCAGCCATTTGAATTAGTAAATCTTAAGTCACTTAAATCTGAATTGCATACGGCACCAATTTGAACATCCCCATTAATAACAATTGGATATGGATAATTATATAAATCAGCTGAAGGAGTTGGTAAATTTATTAATTTTCTGTGAGTATATGGTTGTCCATCAATTACCCAAGCCATTATATTCCCAGGCCTCCCGGATCTTG